AGCACATTGGGCCGCACATTCTCCTACTACGGATACGTTTCAACCTTTATCGCAGACGGCGATCAGGTTAAGAACATCGCAATCGCCTAATCCCGAAAGGCGGTACCGTCATGGCGGTATTTAACATTACGTCGCGTATGCGTTTGGACGATTATGCAGTCGTCCAGACGCTTACGAACACCGACATTACGCCCGGTCAAAGCATTACCATTGCTGGCCTCGGTGACGGGTTTGACGGTACTTTCCTAGTGTTGGCTTGCCCACAGTACGAGTACGTAGGCGTCGAGTCTGACGGCACACTCATGTTTGATGAGACCGTACCTCGCGCTAATCAGCTGCTTTTTGTTGATGCTGGCGCAGACTTCGAGTACAAGGCCGAAGTGCTTGGAACTGTTACATGGACGCAGACCTGTACTTGGATTACGAACACGCAGATTTCTAACTATCTGGACATTCCTTTGACAAGCACTAACGCTGCAGCCTTGCTCGTGCAGTGCGCCGCAGCTGCTAACGCGTTTGCTTACCGCAGGCGCTACGAGGCGGGCTACCTGCAAGACTCGCTTACAACCTCCCCCGGTGGTGACGTCACGCTAGGCACAATCATGATCGGGGCGGCGTACTTCCGTCAGCAAGGCTCATACACGGCGCTGGCATCGTTTGACAGTATGGGCACCCCGCCTGCCAACGGCATTACCCCTATGGTGTTGCAGTTGCTCGGCATTAACCGCCCACAGGTCGCGTAATGCCTCTTCCGTATGACGACCTCTTTAACGAGGCGATAGACAACCTCTCAACGACGCTCAAGACCATTACAGGCTTGCCAGTGGCGATAGACCCCCGTCAAATAACTACCTCGTGCGTGTTTATTGACGCACCCAGTTTTGATGCGTGGAACTACAACATCGTTACCTTGGACTTCCCCGTGAAGGTCATCGGCTCGGGCCCCGGCAACCTCGACGCATTGCGGGACATTCTGCAGATTACTTCCAAGGTGCTCGCCAAGAACGTGGCGGTGAAGTCAGGCCGTCCCACCGTCGTTTCTATTGGCGGCGCGGATTATCCCGCCTACGATCTACTTATCTCAATGCAAGCCCAAACAGCGTAAGGAAACCATGTATAAGATTGTTAGCCCCCGTGTAGGAACCCCCGGCGATGAGTTTGTGCCCGTTGCGGGCGTCAACCTTGACGTTCTTATCGCTGGCGGCTTTATTATCGAAGTCGGAAAACCTAAAACAGCAAAACCTAAAGGTGATAACATCACCGATGAACAGGAGTAACCCATGACCACGACCACCTACCTTTCAAACCCAGTAGTAACCGTTAACAGCGTGGTGCTTACTGACCAGTGCACCGCCGCCACTGTTACACACCGCTTTGACCAGTTAGAGTCCACCGCTTTCGGTGATACTGATCGCAAGTACGTTAAGGGCTTAGGCAACCACGAAGTAACCCTGTCTCTATATTTGAGTTACAACGCAGGCGACACTTACGCCACATTAAGCGGCTTAGTTGGCACAACCACCACGTTGCGCGTACAGCCAACATCGGGCGCAGATTCCGCAACAAACCCGGGCTTTGTTCTTACTGGTGCTTTTCTTGCAGAAATGCCCGTACTCAATGCGACCATGGGCGAATTGAGTACTTGTGACGTGACTTTTGTCGGGGGAGTTTATTCCGTCGACACCACCCCGTAACACGGTCAGACTCTGACCCCGACTAAGGAGACAACATGAAACTTACTCTTGCAGTAGATTTAGGGGACGGCCCCATAGAGGTTGCAACTAACCTTTATGTGATTGTGCAGTATGAGCGCAAGTACAAGCGCAAAGCATCCGAAATGGCATCGTCTATCGGCTATGAAGATTTACTTTTCTTGGCTTACGAATCCTGCAAAGTTCACGGCATCACAGTGCCCGTAGTCTTTGACGACTTCATCAAACGCGCCGTGTCCATTGAGGTAGTTAGTCAGGACAATGACGCAAACCCTACCCAAGGGCCACATACCGATACGCATTAGCAGCTCTGCTACTTCGCACAGGCTATTGGCCCAATGGGATAGACTTCGACATCAAAGACCTACACACGGTTGATGCGATAGTCAAGGAACAGCAGAAAAATGCCCGTTAGCAATTCCCTAGAAGTGGTAGGCGTTAAAGAGGCACTGCGTGAGTTAAACGACATTGACAAGAAACTGCGCCGCCAAATTACTAAGGATTATCAGCAGATTGTGAAGCCAGTGGTGGACGCTGGCAAACAGTTAGTTCCTACTCGTGCCCCGTTGTCTGGTATGGATAGATCGTGGACACCTGCGGGTTCGAGTCAGTCCGTGTTGCCTTTTGGTAATAACAGCGCACCTAGAGAGCCACGAGGCCCCGGCTACAACTGGCAACAGTCTCGCTCTGGTCGCCGTAGGTACGTTAATTGGACGAACTGGCAGAACGGCATTCGAGGTTATATTTCAGGCAAGAAACCACGCACGTTTAACGGCTACACAAAAAACCTAGCCACGTTTGGGATTCGCTGGCTCGGGTCGGCCTCTGTTCTTTTTGACACTTCAGGCAAGGCATCCACACCGCAAGGTCAGCAGATGATTGCCGCCCTCAATTCTAAGTTTGGGCAACCGTCCCGTGTTATGTGGCGCGCTTATCAGCAAGAAGGCCCAGAGTTACAAGGCGAGATGCGCGACCTTGTGAATAAAATTATGGAGTCTGTGGACAGGAAAACGAGGGTTTAATGGCTATTAACATCCCAATTATTACCGAGTTTAACGGTAAGGGTATTGACCGGGCTCGTAAGGAGTTTGAGCAGTTAGAGGGCGCTGGCGCTAAGGCTGGTTTTGTACTCAAAAAAGCTATGATGCCTGCTTCTATTGCTATTGCTGGACTTGCTACTGGTTTGTTTGACGCCGTAAAAGGCGCTATTGAAGATGAAGCTGCTTCAGACAAACTTGCCAACACCCTTAAACGAGTTTCTGGGGCCACCGAAGATTCTATTAAAAAAGCAGAAGATTGGATTACCCAACAAGGTAAAACTCTTGGATTTTCAGATGACGAACTACGCCCCGCACTAGGCCGTTTAGCAACCGCAACTGGCGATGTAACTAAAGCACAAGACATTCTCAGAGATGCAATGGACATTGCTACTCAAAAAGGTGTTCCTCTTGAAACAGTAGTAAAAAGCCTAGAAAAAGCCTACGGCGGGAACATGACTGCTCTGCAAAAACTGTTTCCTGAGTATCGCGACATGATTAAAGAGGGAGCAACTTTTGAGGAAGTTATGGCTGAGGTGGCTAAAACCACTGGCGGGGCAGCTGCGGATGCTGCGAACACTGCGCAGGGAAAGTTTGAGCGTTTAGGAATTGCTCTTGGCGAGACTAAAGAATCTATTGGTGCTGCACTTTTGCCCGCAGTAGAAGCAGTTTTGCCATTCTTGCAAACCTTTGCACAATGGGCACAAGATAATCCAAACACTTTTCTTGCCATTGCTGGGGCTGTTGCCGCTATTGCTGGGGCCATTGTTGCTGTCAACATTGCTATGGCGCTCAACCCGTTTGCTTTAATTGCTGGCGCAGTTGTCGGCCTTGGCGCTTTGCTTGTCATTGCATATAAAAAGTTTGAGCCGTTCCGCACCATTGTTGATGACATTTTTGGTCGGATGAAATGGTGGATAAATAATGTGACTATTCCCGCAGTGCAAACATTGCTTACTGTGTTTAAGTCAGTTTTTAATGGTATTGCAAGCGCGTGGAACAACACCGTTGGCAAAGTTAAGTTCACTGTTCCCGGCTGGGTTCCCGGTATTGGCGGTAAAGGCTTTGACATGCCTGACATCCCAATGCTTGCAAACGGTGGCATCGTCACTGGCCCTACGCTCGCAATGATTGGCGAGGCTGGCCCAGAGGCGGTTATCCCGCTCGATCGTATGGGCGGTATGGGCGGCAACAATGTCACTATCAACGTGCAGGGGGCAGACCCTAACGCTGTGGTAGACGCGCTGCGTACCTACATGTTCCGTAACGGTTCCGTACCCATTCGAGTGTCCTAATGGCTGACGTTATTTTTAAGGCTTACTGGTATCCCGCTAGCGGTACTTTTTTTGACGGGCAGTATTTAGACGACTTGCAGACGGTGAACATCACCACAGGCCGTAAAGGAGTACAAGACCCGTATAAGGCTGGAACAGCCAACATTGAGGGCCGTAACCCGTCAGATCTTCCCGTGATTGAGGTAGGCGACTTTTTACGGATTGAGGCGTACCCGCCAGACGAATCTGTGCAGTATTTTATGTTTCAGGGGCGTATTGCCGATGTGCAGATACAGTACGGTTTCGTTCCTGCACTTGATCGCTACACAATTTTTGCTGAAGATGCGCTGGCTAACGCTGGCAGGTTAAATGTTAATGGTTCTTGGGTAGCAGGGATTACTACAGCCGAAGCAGCCGATGACATCCTTGCTGGCACTGGTGTCCCAATTACTTTTCCAACTCCGTTAAAGGCTGGCGCAAGCAAAGTGTCCGCGCAGACCTTGACTAACGCCAACTTGCTGACGGTGTTAAACGAGTTAATCGCTACGGAGCAGGGCAGCATTACGGGCGGTGCAAGTGACTC